TGGGATGCGCGCCCGGAGGCAAAACTCAAAGGGGGGGGGGCGATGAAAGGCAAGCAAAGCCCTGAAAAGGTTCTAGTTGGCGACATAGAGGTCTTTTGCACCTTCGGATCACTGGTGCCGCTGGAGGATTTGCGGCCACATCCGCGGAATCCGAACATCCATACGGCCGAGCAAATTGCGATATTGGAAAAAATAATCACCCGGCAGGGGTGGCGAAATCCGATAGTCGTATCGAAGCAGTCGGGATTTATTACCCATGGGCACCTTCGAAGGCTTGCGGCGCAGGCTATCGGGATGGATCGGGTACCTGTAGATGTTCAGGATTACCCGAGCGCAGAATCAGAGCTTGCCGATTTAGTGGCGGATAATCGGGTAGCCGAACTTGCGGAATGCGATGTGACGGCCTTGCGGGACATCTTGGGGGAGCTGGGGGTCAAGAAATTTGACATTGAGCTTGCCGGATTCGACCCCCTAGCCTTCGAAGCCCTCCAGTCAGGGCTTGAGGTTGTGGACAATTCAGGGGGGGACGATACGCGGACAAGCCGCTTGAAGGTCACCCGCGGGGATTGGATCCTAGCTATTGGAACAGTCGCGGCGCCCATCGACTACGAGCAGGGGCAAGAGTTGCTTGATATGATTCGCCAGCAATGGGGAGGGGAGGCAATGAATGACGTGGACGCAATATCGGGATTGGTCGCTTGGCTCCTCACAGAAAGTCTACCTCCTTTGCTCAAAGATCGGGATCGGCGGCCTGACAATGGGGGTGCTGGAAGCCCTCTGCCGGCGGGCGGGGATACCGCTAACGAATGACCCGGCGGAAGCTGACGTCTTCTGGTTCTCGCTGGGGGATCCGGACGGCTTGCCGGAGATGCGGAAGGCTTACTTATTGGCCGACGGTCGCCCTCTTATCATGGGCGGGCCGCAGGGATTCCACGGGCCAAGCTATTTAGCCTGGTGCGATGCGATTGTAGTTGGTGAGGGCCTTGAATTTATTGAGGCTTGGGGCCGGGATCCAATGGAGGCGATTGAGCTTCCGTGCGTCATGACCCGAGAGAGCTACGCCGCCGGCACGATGATAGATCCCTCGACTCGGGTGCCCTACTTCGAATCCCCAATTGTGCGCTTGCCAGGGGGGAAGCGATTTTCCTACCTTGCCGGGTGCGGGTGCCACCGGAAATGCCATTTCTGCGGTATTTCATGGTCGCAACCCTACTCGAACTGTCCGCAATTCCTAATCGACAGGGCCGTTGCCCATGTAAAAAGCATCAAGGGCGCCAAGTTGATTCTCGCCACGAATGACAGCATTCCACGGGTGCCCGATAAAGTCCTTACCGCGCAATCGCTTACGGTCGCGCAATACATCGCCCAGCCGGGCCGCTACCGGGCGCGCATGATCCGGTTCGGGGTCGAGGGCTTGACGGAGCAGGCGCGGCGGCGCTGGGGGAAGCCGATCAAGACCGAGGACATCCAGCGGACGGTCTTGATTTCAGAGATCAAGAACCAAGAGATTGAGCTATTTTTCCTGGCCGGCTATCCGGGGTGGCAGCGGGAGACTTTTGAGGATGATCTCCAGAGCTTATTGCCCCGCAGCCTGGCCTTTTATCCGCGGATAGTAGTCAAACTCACCTACTTCGAATATATGCCACACACGCCAATGGGCCGCGGTGCGATTGTGCCGGCGTACATCTCAAGAAAAGAGACCTACGCGGCGGCGAATGCACAGAACAAGCGCACCCGGGTCCTACCGCATCGCTCGAGTGGGCGGTCAATGCGGCGATCTGTGCTCTACCGATGCACCCCCGGCGAGGCGGTTGCGTTGGGGCCGGATAAATCCGGAGACAAAGACAGGCCGGAATCGGGCGCGGAGTTTGTCGAGAGGGCCAAGGCGAAGGGACTAGGCCATTTATTGGAGCCCGCGGGGGATCTCCCATGTGACATTGTCCGCACGCCTTACAGCAGGCAAGCGCGCAACCTTGCGACAAAGCGTTGGGGCGCGCCGCCAAAAACGAAAGGGCAATAACATGGCGAAGACTGGACGCAAGCGGGAGCCGTCTGCCGTCCTCAGGCTGCGCGGGACCTACCGGGGGGACCGGCGGCCCAAGAAAGAGCCCGAGCCGCCGGAGGGGGTACCGGATGCACCCGCATTCCTTGACGCTCCGGGCTTGCAAGAGTGGGAGCGGGTCACCCCGCTTCTTGTCCAGTCGGGGATGCTGACCAAACTCGACCGCGGGGCGCTGGCGATCTCCTGTCAGCAATGGTCACTGGTGGCCGAAGCGATCGAGAAAATGAAGGCGGTGGGGCCCGTTGGTCTAAGTAAGGCCGGCAACATGATTTTCAACCCCTATTGGGCGGTGCTAAACAAGGCAATCAAGGTCTACCTGGACACCTGCAAGGAGTTCGGGTTGACCCCAAGCAGCCGGGCGGGAATTGACGTTGGCGCGCAAGAAAGCGAAGAAGACGACGCCCGCTTCTTTGGTGATTCCTGACCCAGAAGCGGACTGCTATTTTGACAAAGAGGCGGCGGACAGGGCGTGCGAATTCTTCCCACGATACTTGCGGCATCCTAAAGCCTCGCAGAGCGTGGACGCCGGAGCGCCCTTCGAGCTAGTGCAGTACCAGACAGAGCTTGTGCGGCCTTTATTCGGGTGGAAAAACGCCGACGGGTCGCGCCGCTTCCGCCGCCTGTACCTTGAAATCCCCCGCAAGCAGGGCAAGAGCACCTTCGCCGCCGGGCTTGTGCTGTACCTCATGGCGTGCGACGGGGAGAAATCGGCAGAGGTTTATTCAGCCGCCGGCGACCGCGAACAAGCGCGCATCGTCTTCGACATCGCGGCTTCAATGGTGGGTGCGTCAAAACAACTCCGGAAGCGCATCCGCACCATGAAGAAATCGCTTCTAATGCCTTCCACCCATTCGACATACAAGGCTATTTCGTCGGAATCAAAGACCAAGCATGGCTTTAATGCCCATGGGGTGGTCTGCGATGAGCTACACGTCTTCCCGGATCGGGCCCTCTGGGACGTAATGGTGACCTCTACGGGCTCCAGGCGCCAACCGTTGGTAATTGCGATCACGACTGCCGGATGGGACAAGAACTCTATTTGCTGGGAGATGCACGAGTATACGCGGGAGGTTATGGACCCGAAAAGCGCGATCAAGGACGATCAATGGCTTGGGCAGATATGGGCAGCGGACGAGAAGGACGACTGGGAGAGCCCGGACGTATGGAAACAGGCCAACCCCAATCTTGGGGTCTCGGTTCCGGAGGACTTCCTCCGGGCCGAATGCGCCAGGGCGCAAGTTATACCAGCGTACCAGAACACCTTCCGCCGGCTTTACTTGAACCAATGGACCGAACAAGAGAGCCGTTGGATGGATATGCGGGACTGGGACGCTTGCGGCGCCGCGGTAGATTGGGAGAAATTGCGCGGGCGGGTCTGCTATGGCGGGCTCGACCTATCCACAAACCGGGACCTGACCGCTTTCGCTTTGGTCTTCCCCCCCCTAGAGCCTAAGGGACGCTTCGAATGTCTTCTGTGGGCATGGATCCCGGAGGAGCGGATTCATAACCGGGTGCGGCGCGATAAGGTGCCCTATGACGTGTGGGCGCGGCAGGGTTTTATCCTCCCAACGCCCGGCAACGTCGTAGACTACAACCACGTGGCCCACACGATTGAGGGCTTGGGGGATATGTTCGAGATAAGGGAAATCGCATTCGACCGCTGGGGTGCGGCTATGATGACACAGATTCTAGACGGCATGGGCTTCACAATGGTTCGATTCGGGCAAGGGTACGCTTCAATGTCTCCCGCTTGTAAGGAGCTAGAGAAGCTGGTGTTGGCGCGGACACTGGCGCATGGGAACAATCCTGTGCTGCGATGGAATGCCGGCAATGTGGTTGTGAAGGTGGACCCGGCGGGTAATTTGAAGCCCGACAAGGACAAGTCTACAGAGCGGATCGATGGTCTGGTGGCCCTACTTATGGGCATATCGAGGGCGGCGGCGAACGAGGGAGCCTCTATCTACGATACGGCCGGGATCAAAACCGTTTGACGTGGACGTTGCAGTATGGTACAGACCAGGGGTGGCGGAGGCATAGCGGGGCAGAGCCCCGAACTCCTGGTGCAAGACCTGGGTAGACCCCAGGCGGCCGGGGAACTGGAGCGTGTATCGTATGCCGTCAATTCGTGTGCCGAATTTTGCCGCACCATTCCTTTCCCGCATTCCGGGCCTTCGAGTTTTAGACGCAGATAAAGATGTGCTTCAAGCCCTACGCGGTGGCGCACCGGATGCATGGTCAGGGGCAGAGGTCTCACTCCGAACGGCCCTAGAGACAGCCGGCGTAATCGCTTGTGTAAAGGTGCTAGCGGAATCAATCGCCTCATTGCCGTGCATTTTATACAAGAAAACAGGCGCGGAGACCCGAGAGAGGGCGAGAACTAACAGGGCATATACGCTATTACATGATTCCCCCAACGGGTTGATTACAGCCTTTCAGATGTTCGAGAGCACCGTTGCACACCTCGCCCTTCGGGGCAATGCCTTCTGGGAGATACAGAGAGACCGCGCGGGGCGGCTCTTTGCGTTCCACCTCCTTTCGCCAAACCGGGTGAGGATGGCGAAGACCCCAGCGGGCAAGTGGATCTATCTTGTCGAGCGCCCGGATGGAGGGCCGCCGGCGATGCTCACGCCACAGCAAGTTGTGCATTTCAAGGGCCTATCTGGTGACGGCCTATGGGGTTACGATCCCTTGACGCACATGGCGCAAGCGATCGGCACCGCGATTGCCGCGGAGAAGCATGGCGCGAAATTCTACGCCAATTCCGCCACCCCCGGCGGGGTGCTGGAACACCCGGGAAAGCTGACTCCGAAAGCCTACAAGCGGCTTAAGAAGGAATGGAATCGGGGCCACAGAGGGCTGGACAATGCCCACCGGACAGGGATTCTCGAAGAGGGCATGAAATGGGCAGCGACGGAGTTGAGCCCGGAGCAGGCGGGCATGATCGATACCCGCAAACTGGCCTTGGAGGATATTGCCCGGATATACCGGATTCCACCCCACCTTATCGGGGTCATGGATCATGCCACCTACTCGAATATTGAGCAGCAATCGCTCGAATTTGTGCAGTTTACCCTGCACCCGATTCTCCGGCGCATGGAGCAGGCGCTTAACCTTGCATTATTCCTCAGAGTAGCAGAGTTATTCGCCGAATTCCTGGTGGATGAACTCCTTCGCGGGGACATAAAAAGCCGCTACGAAGCCTATGCGGTCGCGCGGCAGAATGGGATCATTACCGCGAACGAATGGCGCGCAAAGGAAAACTGGCAGCCCTTGCCGGCGGAAAAGGGCGGGGATGATATTCTCATTCCTGTCAACATGCAGCCCATCGGCTCGAGTGCGATAATCCCGACCCTTCCCGAGCAGCCCGACACAGGAGAAGACGAAGAGGACGCGGACGCCGAAGAGAAAACAAAATCCGGGGCAAGCGATGGCGCGCCCGTTGGCCGCCTCCGCCTCGGCTCCGAGCAGCGGGGCGCCAGCTTGCGCCGGAATGTGGCGAACGGGTGGCGCGGGCCCTTGCGGGCAATGGCGGAAAGGCTTCTCAAACGCGAGCGGTCGGCGGTCCTTGCCGCGGCCCGAAAGAGACTAGGGGCCAAGGGCGCCAGGGACCTACTCGAGTGGCTGACGCAATTCTATGAGGTGGACAGCGAGCGCGGCTACCGGGAATGGCTCCGGGCCGCGGCGCGGCCGGCCATGCGGGGTTTGGCAGAAAACATCCGCGATGTTGTGGCGACGGAGATGAGCGCGGAGGGGGGCGACTTTTCCGGCTTTGACGAATTCCTTGAGGCTTACGTTGACGCCTTTTCCGTGCGTCACAGCTTTGCGTCTTCGGGTCGGCTCCATCGGGTTGTCGAATCTACCGACCCCGAGCACATGACCGAGGCGCTAGAGCGGCAATTTGACGATTGGGACAAGACCAGGCCGGACAAGATTGCCCGGCGCGAGGTGGTTCAGGAAAGCAACGCGATTGCGCATGGTTTTTTTAGTGCCTTGGGGGTTATCAAGCTGCGTTGGGTTACTTACGGCAAGAACTGCCCATGGTGCAATGCCCTAAGCGGGAAAACTGTGGGCATAGAGGCGCCGTTTGTTGAGGCGGGGAAAATGTCTGCCGGCGGGGCGGAAATGCTAATACGGAGACCCACCCGGCACCCGCCGCTGCACACCGGTTGCGATTGTCAGATTATACCAGGAGGCTAGAAATGAATGTTGAGCGGCGCACCTTCCCCATCGGCGGGCTTGAGTTGCGGGCGGATCCGGCTGGGGATCCTTCGCTAAAACACGCGGCGGGCATTGCAGCCAGGTTTATGAGCTATTCTGAGTCAATGTGGGGCTTCAAAGAGCGGATTGCCCCCGCGTTTTTCGAGGAGGCACTAAAGGTGTCCGATGTGAGGGCACTAAAGAACCATGACCCGAACCTTGTCCTTGCCCGGCATACCGGCGCGGCATCGGATACCCTGGCACTCGAGGAGACCAAAGAGGGGTTGGCCTTCGACGCTACGATGGACACGCGGATCTCTTATGTGCAGGACTTGGTGTTGGCAATGGAGCGGAAGGACATAACACAATGCAGCTTCGCTTTTACGCTTCCGGACAAGGGTGGGGACCGCTGGACAAAGGACGGGGATTCTCTGGTGCGCGAGCTGGTCAAGGCCGAGCGCCTTTTCGATATTACCATCGCAACCTTTCCAGCGTATCCGGATACCGATGCCAGCGTGCGCGAGATGCGAAGCCTTGCGACGGATCTGATGCACCGCGGGGAGCCTACAGAGGATGAGCGCGGCGCGCTTGCGGCGATACAGGCCGAGATTGAGAAGCGGTTGACAACCCCCACCGACCAGAAGGCCGGCGCGGGGAGCAAGGACCCTGAGCAGAAGCTCCGGGACACGACCAGATTATGGGAAATCAGAAGGACAGAGGAAATGATCCGTTACCAGGCGGGGCGCTTGGGGATCTAAAGGGGGACAGGGGAAATGCCGAAAATTCAGGAGTTGCACGAGCAGCGGAATAAGCTATGGGCCGATTGCAAGGGCCTGATGGAGCGCGCAGAGAAGGAAAAGCGCGCCATGTCGAAAGAGGAAGAGGCGCAATATGCCACAATGTTCGACGATGTTGAATCACGTGGACGCGACATCGACCGCAGACAGGCCGCGGAGGAGCTAGACACGCGGCTTGCCGAGCCCGAAGAGAGGAAGGCCGAGGACGGCAAAAAGCCCGGTGAGGGCCTGGAGGAAGAGGTCGAGACCGGGGAGCGGCGCAACCTTGCCTCCTTCGATACGCCGGAATATGCCGCGGCTTATGAGCGATACCTCGCCACGGGTGCGGAGACGCGGGCGCTTGCCGCGGGGACGGATGCCGATGGTGGCTATACCGTTGGCGACACCTTCATGGCTCGACTTATCAAGGGGCTCGATAATAAGGTGTGGATCCGGAAGGCCGCCACCGTCTTCCCCTTGGCGAAATCTGAGTCGATGGGTGTACCCACCTTGTCGGCCGATCCGGCGGACCCCGTGTGGACAACGGAAATCCTGACCGGGGACGAGGACTCAGACATGGCATTCGGGAAGCGCGAGCTGCACCCGCACCCTCTCGCCAAGAGCCTCAAGGTTTCGAAGACCTTGCTACGGCAGTCGGTGCTGAATGTGGAGCAGCTTGTGCGCGATCGGTTGGCGTACAAGTTCGGCGTCACCGAGGACAACGCATTCCTGACTGGCGACGGTTCCAACGAACCGCTTGGCGTTTTCACGGCGAGCGCCAACGGGATCAGCACCGGGCAGGATGTTTCCGAGGGGAACACCGAGACGACGATTACCTTTGACGGGTTGATCGAGGCAAAGTATGCGCTGGACCCGCAATACTGGCCTAATGCGGATTGGATCTTCCACCGGGACGCCGTCAAGATGATCTCCAAGTTGAAGGACGGTGAGGGGCAATACATCTGGCGCGCAGCCGTCACCGCGGGCGAGCCCGACAGCATCCTTAACCGGCCCTACCACATGAGCGCCTACGCTCCGAACACGTTTACCACGGGGCTCTATGTCGGGATCTTCGGGGACTTCTCCTATTACTGGATCGCCGACGCCCTGGACATGAGCATCCAACGCCTTGTGGAGCTGTACGCGGCCACAAATCAGATCGGTTTTATTGCACGAAGAGAGTCCGACGGGATGCCGGTCCTTGAGGCCGCTTTCGTGCGAGTTGCTTTGGCGTAGATCGGTGCTGGTGATGTTTGCCCGGTCTTGAGCCGGGTGGATCTAGCAAAGGAGACGAAAATGGATTTTCAGAACAACACCAAGGTTTCGGTGGGGCTTGCCTATGCGGCTGGTACGGCGTCGAGGAATGGCGCAATCATTGACATGGCCGGTTTCGAGGGGGTCATGGCGATCATAGTTCTCGCCACACAGGCCTCGAGTGCAGTTGGTGACTTTCACTGGGAGCAAGATACGGCAGCGGCTGGGGGGACCATGGCGGACCTGACCGGGACCGCAATGGTGACCGGAGCCGACGACGACGATGAGGTCTGGATCTCTGACCTGTATCGGCCGCTGGAGAGGTACGTCCGGGGTGTAATGACCAAGGACGCATCGCATTCACAGGCTGAGACGGTGGTCTATATCCAGTATGGAGGCCACAAAGGCCCGATCACAACCGGCGCCGATGAGAGCGAGCGCCATATCTCACCCGCAGAGGGGACCAAGTAGACAAACGGGGTAAGTCGGTGCCCGGGGGAGAAACCGGGCGCCGGCCCTCCATTGAATGGGAGTTGGCACAATGGGAAGAGAATACATCTCGAATCTCTATATGGAAGCAGGCGGCAACCGGCTTGTGCTTCAGAGCGATGAGTCTGGGGATCCGGCGTCCACTACGCTCTACATTGGCGGAGGGACCGCTGCGGAGCCGGTCTCGACCGCAGTGGCGGACACGAAATTTATCGAATTCCGGTTCGAGAACACGGCCACAAGCGGCGACAACCGCGGGATATACAACCGCTTCTACCTCTCCGGCGCCGGCGGCGGGGGAGAATCGCTGCGGAGTTTTACGACCGTAAACGACGTGGCGTGCGGGACGGCGCACGGGGCGCACCTGTCCTTGAACTTCGCAACCTCCGGCTCAGTTACGGGGCTGGGTTGCGGCTCGCGGTCTACCCTGCACGGAGTAAATGGCAACACGGGCGGGACCATCTGCGGCGCGCAATCGGAGCTTTATGCTGACGGGGCATCCACGGACTACGGGACCTCGCGGGCCTCCATCCACCGCTTTGTCAATGATGGCAACGGGACGGGGCACGCGACCCTAGACGACGTCTTTGAGTTTGTGGGCATGAATTCCACATGTCTCAAAACGGGTACGATTGGCGGGACCACCAAGGGGATCAGGTGTTGCATCGATGGCACGACCTATTATATCGCTGTCGGTCCCACTTGTTCGTAGATCAAGAAAGGCGGAATGGACGTGGACGCGAACACAGATCACTTTAGGGCGCGGTTGCGCGCCTTGGAGCAGGAAAAGGAACGGGCTCTAGCGACGCTAAATGCCATCTTGGGCAAAACCGAAGAGATCAAGGCTTGGATCGAATGGGCCGAGAAAGAGCCGCCCGAGGTCGGCAAAGAGGAGGTAGGGAGATGATTTGGAAGGGCGCGGCCGTCGCGGTCGCATTCATGGCATGTGCGGCCCTCGCGGGTGCGGCTCATGTTAATATGCACGAGCAAACAATCTTGATTGACGAGGTGTCCTCTTCGACAGTCACGGTTTATTTCGGGCCGATTCAGGGATATGTCACCGCGTGGCAGTATGTGCACGACGATTTTACCGCCGGCTTTGATGCGACCCTAGAAACGGCGACAACGGGTGTTCTGCTGCGGTCGTTTTCGGACCATCTGGCAGCATCGGACCTCGGGCTGATTACTCCGGGGCTCATGTACGCGACGGATGCAACCGTCTTCGCTCTGGGGCACAAGGGAGCTTTGGGGTTTTGGCCGGTGGATAATGAACGGATCAAGCTAGAGATCACGAATTGTGTGTCACAAACGACCGCAGTGTTTAGGATCTGGTCTGAGGGGGCAAGATAAGGAGGCACAGAAATGGCGGGGGTGTTGATTAGGTGCAAGACCAAGGGCGCGGGGCCTTGGGGAACATGGGAAGCGGGCGAGACGATCACGGTCCCGCCGAAATTCGCAGAGGCGATGATTGCCGGCAAGTGGGCCGAGCTGGCAAAGAAAGAACCAAGCCCGGAGCCGCGAGCCAAAGCGAAAAGCAAGAGGAAGAGGGGCAGGGGTCGGCCGAAGGGTGCGAAAACCAAAAACAAGGCTCCGGCAAGTCCGGCGTTAAAAGATGGCAACCCGACGCGCCCGACCCCCCCACCTATCCCGCCTGAGAGGTAGACGGTGAGCATAGAGGTTTCTACAAAGCCCGAAGGTGTCCCGGTTTCAATGGATCGAGCGCGGGATCAGTTGCGGATCACTGGGACGACTCAGGATGTGCAAATCCGGTTGCTTCTGCGCGTGTGCACCAGGCATGTCGAGGGGCTTCTCGGTCGGGCCCTCCTGACCCAGACACTAACACTCAGGCGCGACGCCTGGCCGGCGGCTGGCACCCCTCTCCGGCTGCCCATGCCGCCGGCGCAATCAGTTACCTCTATCAAATACTACGATACGGCGGGGGAGCTTCAGACCCTATCAGCCGACGATTACCAGGTTGACGTTTACTCAACCCCCGGGAGAATTCTGCCGGCTTACGATTGCTCCTGGCCTGCAATTCGGTCGATTTTCAACGCCATCACGGTCGAATATATAGCGGGATACGGGGATGATGGCGCCGATGTGCCGGAAGACACGCGCCACGCAATACTGATTGCACTAGCAACCGCTTACGAGCATCGTGAGGCGATAAGCGATGGGGACATGAGCTGCTTGCCCGGGCCGGCTTCTTTCGATTGGCTTCTGTCTTCCGAGCGGGTTCACGATTTTGCTGAGGATGAGGGAGATGTCCCGTGAGCCCCCTAAGCAAACACCGCGGGCGATTGGGGGCCATGCGGACCCTGATTACATTCCAGGAGCTAACAGAGACAGCTTCCACGTTCGGGGCCGCGGACACGGATACATGGGCCAACCTTGCCGACACGCCTACGGAATGGGCAGAGATGCAGCCGTTGACGGGCATGGAATATTACACGGCGCAATCGACCCGAGCGGAGTTGGCGGCTCGGCTTCGGATACATTACCGGGCGGATGTTACCCCAGCATACCGGATAATTCTCGGCACTAGGGTTTTGAGACTCGAGGGCGTAGTGGATGAGGGCGAGCGACACGAATACATGATTTTGAGTTGCCGCGAATGGGTGGAGATTTAAGGCATGGGTGGCCGCATTACAGCATTCCTTGCCAGCCCTGGAGGGTCTAGGGGCTCTGGGGTGCCCGGGGCCCACGGTCCGCTTGAGGCCGACGGCTTCTTTGTGGTCGAAAATTACAAAGAAATCATGCGGAACATGCACCGCATGGCGCTAAAGATTGCGACAATCGGCGTGCGCGGTGGCGTAAATGCGGCGGCTGAGGTGTTTCTAAAGGCTGCAATCGATGCGGCGCCCATATCGAGCCCAGGTCAATCGGGCAGGGCTTTCAACCCGGGTGCGCGTGGATCGTCGCCCACGTCCAGTAAACTGCCCGGGACCTTGCGCCGGAATATAATCAAGACGAAGAAAACGGGCGCATGGCGGGGCAATCCGATGATGGATACCGTGGTTTCATTGGTTGGTGTCGCAGCGGATGGCTTCTATGGGCGTTTTCTGGAGCTGGGGACATCGCAGATGGCGGCCCAACCATGGGCGGGGCCGGCCTTCCGGGGTGCGCGGGGGAACGCTGAGATGGCTATGGTGGGCTATTTGCGGCGCTACATTAACCGCCAGGCGAGGAGTAACTAGAGCCGTGGCAGTCGTCTCTGAGGCCATCCACGCGCGTTTGACGGGCTATGAGGCCCTTAACACGGCCATCTCCGGTCGGGTCTACGCGGGCGTAATGCCGATGAATCCAACCTTGCCGGCGGTCACCTATCAGATTCTTGGCCGCGATAGGGAGCACTTCCTTGGCGGGGCGGACGCAGCGGAGAATACCTCGCAGGTGCAGGTGAATTCTTGGGCCGCCACCTTCGGGGCTTGCTCGGTGATTGCCGAGCACGTGAGGGCGGCGCTACAGGACTGGAGTGGGACCGCGGAAGCGGTTACGGTAGACGCCGTATACCTAGAGAACGAAATGACACTGTACGAATCGAGCACGCGGCGCCATCGGGTACTTCATTCATTCGTCGTGTGGGCGAGGGAATAAATGGACACGGAAATCATCGGCCTATTGGCCGCGGCGAGGTTGGAGCGGTGCAGGGCGATGGAATGCCACGCGAGAGCCGAGAGGCTGGAGGCGGAAGCACAAGCGCAGCTTGAGGCGGGTGAGGGGCTGGCGCCGGGCGCGGGGGAATGCATCCACCCCCTAGAGCACAGGAAGGCTTGCGCCACCATGGGCCACGCGAATGCATTTCAATGTATGATCTGCGGTGAGGAGATCGACCCGGGAGGGGACTAATGGCTAAGGCTCTCGCAAAGTGTAATAAAATATGGGTCGGAGGCTACGACTGGACCGGCAAGCATACCCAGATCAGCTTGACCTATGCCGCGGCGGTGAAGGAATCGACGACCTTCTGTGAGGATCCGGCGACATTTGTGGGCGGCTTGAAATCATGGAAAGTCGCGGGGAGCGGCTATCAGGAGGCGATAGCAGAGACAGACGCCAGGCCGGACAAAGAAATCGAGGACGGGCTGCTAGGTGCGAACAATACAGAGGTGTCGCTAGTAACGGGGTCCACGGTCGGGAGCGTGGGCTACTTCGGCTACGCGACGCAGGTGGGATACACGACCACGGCAGACTTGGGCGAACTGTGGGCCTTCACAATGAATGCCCAAGGGAGTGGTTCGATATACCGGGGCTGGTTGCTGGGAGAACAGGCGATCACCACGGCCGCCGCCGCCGGCGGGACGGCATTCCAGGCGGGCACCGCGTCGGGCAAGACCATCCGCGCCTCTGCCCATTGTTGGCTGGAAGATTGCTCTACGATTGACCTCAAGGTGCAATCAAGCCCGAACGGCACAGACACCTGGACGGACAGACTGACGTTTACTCAGCTTGCGGCGATTGGTGCGGAGATAAAATCGGCCGATATTGGTGCGGTGGACGATACCTATTGGCGGGTTTACTGGGATGTTTCAGGCGGCAACGGGGACGCGAGCTTTGGTGTTGTGTTCAGTATCGACGATATTGGTGAATAACGAGGACAAGGGGAGGAACGGAAATGGCTAAAGTAGTGGCAAAGGTGGCAAGCCTTATCCTCGACACGGGAGGGGAGAACGAGGACGTATCCGCGAACATGAAAAGCGTGACACTGACCTACACCGCCGAAGCAAAGGAGGGGACTACATTCTCGGACGACCCGGCGACGTTTGCTGGTGGGATTAAGAACTGGGTCGTTGCCGCAACCCTGGTGCAGAACTATACGTCAAGTGGCATGGACTACTCTCTCCATCACATGATGGGGCAGACGATTTTGATTGAGGTGCGGCCGGTGGGCGCTACGGCGGGGGAGACGAATCCGCTTTATTCGGGCTCCGCTATCCTCACCTCAGCGGATCTAATCAGCTCGTCGGTCGGGGAATTCCCGGAGTTTTCGATATCATTGCAGGGTACGAGCACGCTCACAAGAGCAGAGGAAGAAGCGTAGTAAATACACAGGAGGCGCAACGTGGACCTAAGGCGGAGAGTTTTAGAGGCGGACGACAGGAAATCGAAGCTAGAAGAGGTGCCGGAATGGGGCCTAACCCTACTCCTGAAGGGCTTCGATGGTGAGAAGCGCGCGGCATGGATTGCCCTGGTGGCGGAGTTCTGGGAGATAAGTGAAACGCGACTGGGCGCGGAAATCAGCAAGCGAGCAGCTTTCTTTCTCTGGCCTTCGATGTTTGACCCCGAGGACCCGGGCGGGCCGCCGATTATGACCCGGGAGGACGTGGACGTACTTGGGCTGAAGAACGGCACCGTGCTTGATAGGTTGCTCCTGATTGTGGCCGACTTGAGCGATATGAGCGAGCAGGCGGCAATCGAAGCAAAAAAAGGCTAATCCGCTGCCCGGAGCTGGTTTTGTACCAAGAATTGGCATGGCAATTCGGGTGCACGGTGGCGGAGATGTTGCGCAGGCACTCGAGCGAGGCGCTGACGCAGACCATCGCATGGCTTGACCTCTACGGCCCACAAATACCGGCTTACCGGTACATGGTGGAAAAGGAGAAGTAGTGCCGGGGGTGGGGACACTTTGGATAGGTGTAAAGGCGCGCACCGCCCAATTCATGGGTCAGATGGCTATGTCAGAGGCGCGCCTTAAACGGTTTGCCGCTTCCGCGAACAAGGCCGGGAAAACCCTCACTCAAAACTTGTCCCTACCCCTTGCTATAGCGGGCATTGCCTCAACCGCTTTCGCGGTCCGGCTAAACGCCGGCATGGCGAACGTGGCGACCCTTATCCCAGAAGCCGTCGCTCGAGTGAAGGACCTCCGGTCCGAAGTACAGAGCATGTCGATTGCAACCGGGCAATCAACGGGCGACCTCACCGCGGGCCTGTATGAGGTGATTTCAGCCTTCGGGGATTCGGCGGAAGCGGCCACTCAGCTAGGGGTGGCTGCCCGGGCCGGAGTTGCCGGTATATCGACCACCAAGGATGCTATTGGGCTTCTCTCGGCCGTGACCAAAGGCTATGGCGACACAAGCGCCGCGGCGATGAAGCATAGTGCGGACCTTGCCTTCCAAACCGTTAAACTAGGTCAAACCACCTTCCCAGAACTGGCCGCGAGCATGGGCCGCGTGATCCCTATCGCTGCTAAGATGCGGGTCTCACAGGAGGAGCTTTTCGCAGGGTTTGCGACCTTAACAGGTGTAACCGGCACCGCGGCCGAGGTCTCAACCCAGCTTGCCGGCATAATCCGGGCACTCATAAAGCCGACGCAGGCGATGCGGGACGCTATCGGCACAAAAGAAGGCGGGCTCGGATACGCATCCGCTGAAGCTATGGTCGCGGAGCTTGGTCTGGTTGGGTCGATGAAAAAATTACTCGACAAGACCAACGGCACCGCAATCGAGGCCGGCAAGCTGGTCTCCAGGACCGAGGCATTGACGGGGATCTTTGCGCTGACCGGTGCACAGAGCGACGTTTTTGCGGGTAAACTTGTCGGCATGAAGAACGCCGCCAACGCAGCCACCGTGGCTTGGGATGCGCAGACCAAGGGGATTAATAAGTTCGGGTTCAAGCTCAAACAACTGCTACGAACGATGATTGTCCTACTGGAAAATATCGGAATCGGCCTTATCCCGGCGCTAGGGGGGCTGTTGGCTGCGATAAAACCCGTTGTGACGGCCACGAGCCTCGCGGCTACGGCCTTCTCTGAGGCAAGCGAGGCCACCCAAGGGTGGACGATTGCAATAATTGCGCTTATTGCGCTCATCGGCCCGATCTTGCGGCTAAGCGGCGCTATTGCAGGGGCCGCGGCGGCGATCAAGGCCGGCGGGCTGATAGCGGCAATCGCGGGGTTATCCGCCACGGGCGTCGGGGTTCTTGTTGCCACTGTCCTGGCCTTGGGTGTTGGGATCTGGTGGTATGTGAAGGGTCTCAAAAAGGCAAAAAAAGCAGCCGAAGAATTGGCAGGAGCGGCGCGGACTATCCCGGAAGTCTTAATCACCGGCAGACGGCCGGCGGGGACAGGGAAACAACGAGGGTGGGGCGTTACTAATACAGGGATGGCCGATATAGGTGCGTCGGCCAAGGGCATCACGAGCACCCTCATTCCGGCGCTCAAGGCATGGGCCCAGACCCTTGAGGGGCTTCGGGATACGATTGAGAACTGGGGGTACACATGGTCGGCCACCATCGCAGATGCAATCGTACAAGGGACGCTCTTAAAGACACGATTCTCAGAAATGATCGAAGCGATGATTGCGGAGCTACTGCGGCTTGCGATCTACCAAGAAATCATGAAACCCCTTACGTCATCGCTTGCTAATTGGCTACACCTCCCGACTTCGGAGGTCGAAACACCGGCAACGCCGAACCTACCGAAGCAACAATCTTCGGGGATGCCCGGCACAACCGTCACCATAGTAGATGGCCGCGAGGGCGGGAATCTCAAGGTGGAGAAGCGCCGCGGGCCGGGCGGGGCGGAAGACGCGATCATCTTTATTACCGACGTGATCGAGGGCGCGGTGGATGCTGGCCGGCTGGACTCAGTTTTCGGACGCTCGTTCCGTTTGTCGCGCCAGGGCGAAGGGAGGTAAGCAGGTGGCAAGTTGGCCGGGCACGCTCCCGCAAGAGCCCCTAATGGGGACATTCCGCACGAGCCCTCCCGATGTTGTGCTTAGGACCAAGATGTCCGTGGGGCCGGACAAGATGAGGCGGCGGAATACGGCCGCGTCGCGGCCTTTCCCGGATTTTGTCTTCCGCATGACCGATGCACAGATTGTAATCCTTGACGCCTGGTTTGTCGGGGATGCCTATCATGGATCGATTGTGTTTACTTACACCAATCCGCGCACCTCCACCTCGGGCTCATACCGGTGGCTTTCCCCCCCTACTTACTCGCGCATCGGGCCGAACCTGTGGGATGTGGGCTGCCCATGGGAGCTACAGCCATGAGCCGTGAATGGGTTGCGAGGGCAAGGGCGGCGGCTTACGCACAGGAGACCAGCGACGAGTTTGCCTATTTGCTGGATATCTACTGGGACGAGAATGCGGTCACTCAGCATTTGTTTCTAACCGACCGGACCGAGGCCGTAACCGTCGATGGACAGGAGTACCTTGGGTTTCCGTTTGTGGCGACAATCCCGGATGATGATGGAGAGGGACTTTCCGCTATGACCCTCACCGCTTGCAATGTAGATCGGGTGCTTGGGGCGGCGATTCAGGAGGCGGATACGCGGACACAGCCGGGCGTTGACTTGTCCTTTGCGCTGATCCCCTCGACAGAAGGATCCCCCCCGGCGCCCTTGGTCGTGGCCGGACCTTACGAGTTCACGCTTCTCGAAGGGGCTTATGTGGCCGAGAAGGTGACAATCGCTCTCGGGTTTGAGCTGTTTTACAATGAGCCCTATCCGGGGGGAGTAATGGGGCCGGACAACTTCCCGGCGCTATTCGCGGGCGCGGTCGAAGACATCTCAGAGGCTCCGGATGATCCCGTGCCGCCGGAGCCGATCAAGGGCGCGCGGGCGCGGTCGCCATGGCGGAAGAGATTCAGGAGAAAACCATAATGAGACAGGCATTTATTGTCCTTGGGGTGGCGCTGGCAATCCTGATGCTGTACTTCGGGGCGCAAGCGGATCGGGTGGACACGAAGACGGCGGACGAGGAGTGGCTCTTTTGGCTTACTGATTCAACCTATATCGAAGGGACCTCTTGCATAACGGTTTGGGTCTATCCTTGCGATCAGGACACAGCGGGGAACGGAACCCAGCTTAAATACTCGACCGCGTCC